GAGCCAGGTTGGGATGGCAACAGCGCCGAATAAATCATTGCCTTCTTTGCGAACACCAACCAGCTTGCCAAGTTTGCCATCAAGTACGGTATCTGTATGTTCAAGATCAAGCTGTACTGGTGTGAATTTTTGTACAGCGTTTTCCATGTTGTCAACACTAAAAGTAAAATCCTTATCAGGATAGTCCCCAACCTCAAATAGTTTTGAGTTTGGGTAAACTACATAATCCCCAACAGCATTTTTCTTATCGGTCAAAAATGGTACTACATTAACAAATTTGTCTAAGTCCATATTAATTTCCTTGTTAAACTGTGTAAGATCTACAGCCAACGGCATCGGTATTGCCCCATGTTTGAGGGGTATCAAGGTTCTGCGACCTTTGTAATCTGAAAATATAAGTTCATCAACTGAGTGTTCAGTGCCTATTAATGTGTGTGATTCAATACTATTATTTGAATATTTTACACCAGTTCCAGGTTTAAGATACCCTATTGTGGAGTGTGGTACATATTCCCCATATGATTGAATGTTTGGTAAACACTTTAATTGATCGTGAAGCAAACTTAGTGCTGGACTAATTATATCATATTTTAACACATCGTGTTCACTATTTGCAAATATATTTGTGGAACTAAATATTATTTGAAAAGGATCAACTCCAATTAGGGATTTTTGAATGTCGCTGGTATTCACTTTGCGGTCTAAACCATAAAGAACAGTGATGTGGGGATTGTTCTCGCGACTATCTTTTTCGTTAATGGCAAAATCAGAAGGGTCTATCGGATATGACTTGATCTTGTTACCGTAGGGTGTTGGAGCAAGATCGACGTAAACGCATCCAAAATCGTGAGAATAATCTACTTCCTCAGACATCGCCGCAGTTTCGCCACAAAGAGGACATTTTGTAAATGGTTCATTTGTGGTGAGAGTGGAAGTTTCAAAACACGAACCACATCTATATTCTCTATTTTTCTTCTCTTCACCTATTGGCTTATCAACATGAAGACTGCCAAGGTCGGCAAAAAGGTTTCTGCCGTGAATACCGCCGTGCAACAAGCTCTCTATGTATCGAGGATCGTCCACAGGCTGATCGAAGAAGTGAGAATTGTTTACCCACCAATTATGATTAACAAGAAATTGAAACGGGGTTAGGTTTTTGGTGGCAACAATATCTTCAGCAAAGATAGGTATTGTGCCAACACTAAATGACTGCAAATTTGCAGATTCTAATCCTATTTGACAAGATGTTAATAACTCAGATGGTGGCTTCATGAATCTAGTGGTGTAGAAAACTGACGGGTTTTGATCCGTACTTGATCTCTTGGAAGAGAATTGTTTACCTTAAAATAAGATGGAAACGGTTGATTACACAACCGATAATAATGAGTTGCAAATTCATAGAGTGCTCCGTTTAGTTGCGCGTACTCTAGTTTTTGAGCTTTTATCGGTAACTCTATCGCCTTCTCTACCTTCAACATCTGTCTCTTGTACATATCCTGGCGCGAGAATGGCATCAGGTTGAGGGGCAGAAAGTCTGTTCGTTCGAATATACTCATGGTCGTCTCCTGTTATGTTGGGACAATTTATTCCGTCTGTAATATATATTGCACATTCATTACAGATTGCATAAACGCATTGGCAATCTTCACAATAAAAACTGGAGATATGTTCGGTGTCAAATCGTTCATTTTCCATGCGGCGCTGATTTTGATCATGTTTGCAACGACCGCAAAACACGCGTCTATCATTTACAACTTGCCAAGGGAGGGTCATTATTTCAATATCCTATTCACTTGTGTAATGAATCGTCCTATATTATCGTCGAATTCTACGAGTTCAACATTTGGACTGTTCAGCCATCGTCTGAAATAACTATCAGGATGTCCCAGAGGTTTATTGGCAATAACTAACGCTGGAATATTCTGGATAACAGAATAATGAGACAAAGCTGATGATGTTGTTATAATACCCTGACTCATATCACAAAGTGCAAATACATCCATCATAGTATTTGAAAGATTCAGCCGATTATGAAGACGTGGATGAAAAATATCTACTTCATAACCCATTCCAGTCAAAACATAATGGTGTGGTGTGTAAGATAGTAAATAAGCTATTGCTTGCTCCCACAACGGCCAATGATCTTCTATAGGACTACTATTGAACGAGTATGGGTGTAATACATAGAATTCTCCGTCTGGCTTAAACTCTCTGGCCCAACTCCATGCTTTGTGAGGGAGACGCGCCCCAGACCAATGATAAGCTCGTCGTCTTTCCATCAACGCTGCGGAAATATGGGTAGACACCACTGTAAATGGGTCAATATCAGTACGGGCGATTACACCCCTTGCTGGCCATTGATCCTCATCAATTGGTGTTCTGCTTGCATAAAAATAACAATCTTCATAATCGCCACGGTCTTTTGGTTTAACATAAACACATTCGTCTATAAAAGACTGTTTACAAATGAACTCTTGGATAGTCGGGTCCATACCAAAGTGAATCATGCCCCCACGTCCCACAAAGTGTTTGAATGTACCTAAATCGATTAGTGTATCACCCCATGCACCAAAAGAAGTTCCCCACATATGAGGTCTATGTCTTGGTGTCCATCGAGGTTCGATCAGTGCATTCTTGATCGATATCAAAGATTCCAAAACTAATCTCCATATTCAATAATTATATTGGATGCCGTTGTACTGGCTGATTTAATCATCTTAAATCTTCCTGTAAGGCGAGTACCGCTTGGTATATTCATATACACACCACTTGAACCATCATCAAGTACTAGGTTGACGTTTCCTGTAGTGCCCACAAATATAGATACACAAGTACCACCCGAGAACAATACATCGTTGGTGTAGGTGGATACACTTGAAGGCGGATCTGTCGGGGAAGAAACAAGACTGCCAATTGCGAATGCCATAATTTTATCCTTATTTTACTCCAGTCCAAGACCAACCCCCAACTGCGCATCCGTAAGAGAAGAGTTGGGAACATTACCACTCAGTGCAAGTTTTACGTCATCAATGTGTAAAAAGTCATTGGTGTCTACATACTCACCATTACCTTTTACCGTAAAAAATGGACCGTTAAGATTTTTAACACTGATCGATACGCGTTTAAGGCTACTGATCTTTATAGCCTTATCATTATCAACTGCAAGTCTGCCATTGTGATAATACATTTACTTATACCATGATGGGTCAAAGTTATCTGGGAGTCTCATGCTTGTCTTTGTTACTGGGCAGCGCCACATGTTTGGGCGACCATCGTTCAATTTTTCGAGAAGTTCTGGTCGAACACCATCCGGGAAAGTGATCCCTGGTCGTTCTTTTGTAGAAACATTGAGGGCATGAGAATTTGTAGTCTGCAGTATTGCTGGTGTCTGTACAGCATTGGGGTTCAATTGTCGTTTCAAATCTGTGTTTTCGATACAAGCTTGTTCATATCGAGTTGTCATTTCAAGAAGCTTATCTTGAAGATCAACGATAACTGTCTCCGATGATTGTTCAAGATCGACTACTGGCTCTTTTGTCTTCGGAAGCTTCGCTGGTGGAGTAACAGTTGGTTGCTCGTTATAGACAACAGGTGTTACTGGCGGTGTTTGGTTGTTAGAACCGGTGGCCGATTCTCCAGTGGTTGATGGTGTATAAGCTCTCATAGTTTATTCCTTAGTGTGTATTGGTATCGGTCGCTGTCGGTAGTTGTACTGGCGCTGGCAATTTTTTATCACCGGGGTCTATTGGTGGAAGACCAAGAATGTCACGAACCTGTTTAGATAGTGGGTTCATGTTACCCAATTCCATGAGGATTTGAAGAGATTGAGCTAAGAAGAACATTCCTTGTGGATCTTTCTTATCACTGGTAAGAGTAATGGAAGGAGCAAGATCGACTGCCGATTCTCCATAATTATACCGGATAAGACGGCGCATTATCTGGCCATAAACAACCTGTTCAAGATCTGCCTTTACAAGATCGATACCATACTGCTGAGTGTTCTCGTGAACTTCCCCCAGCGCCATTGAACCTACCCGCATTCCTTCACCGGTGGTCAGGGTGTTTCCCAAGAGATTCTGAACAATCTCTTCCTTGTGCCAGTTTGCAATAGTTTTAAAGTTATTTAGAGTATTGGCATCAAGAGTTACAACTTCATATTCACAATTGTCGGGGAGAAGGGCGGCAGAGCCTTGTCTTATGTTATCTATCGCTACCTGCGCAGCAGCTAAGGCAATAAGGTCTCCGATTGGATACTTAACAACCAGGAACGGAGAACCAAACCGTTCGGCAGCCATAGCCCAAAACTTGAGTACGGAATCCAATATCCAATAATGTTTGTAGGAAGCACGTGCGTCACCATCTCCATAAGGAAGCCCATGTTTAGGATTATAAGTATAGAATATGACCTTTTCGACTGGGATGGGTGGCTGATAACCCTCAAGCGGGGTATATGGTCGTATATTGACCGGAGCCAATGTTCTAAGATCGACATCAAACCCAATTTCTTTTGCAGGTTTAGAGGCAAAATATTCAAATCCAATTTTACCCTTATAAGGACCATCTTTAAATGTGCGCCATATCATTTCAGTACAGTGAAAACCGTCCCAACAAGCACGTAGAAGTTCGAAGAGGACCATTCTGAAGTCTTGAGGTAGATCTTCCTGTGTCTGAATATGAGTTAAGGTGTAATGGGCAAAAGCGGCAAGCTCGGCAGCTTTTTCGAATTGAGGATCTTGAGGGTCGCGAATGGCAGAGATAACACGCCAACCATCAGCAAGGATAGAGTTTCGTTTAACGTTAAAAGGAGCACGGCAAGCAGCCAGAGTTAGCATCGTATCAAAGATGTCATAACCTTTTTGAGAGATTAATTGATCTGGATTATATTGAGCAAAACGCATCGAGGCGGCATAGATGGAATCATATGCACCCATGATAGCCTGAAAACGTTCTTTTGCCTCCATGATAACAGGCATGGCTTCACGAATATAACTGGTTGCTTGAATCGCAGTTACTGTTTGTCCTATTGGCGCTGCGGATACTGGATTTGAAGGCATTTAAACTCTCTCAGAAACTTGAGGTTCTAAGAACCAATCTGCATCTACTGCTGGAGGACCGAAACTTGCGTATATGGTAGGTTTATCACCTAACGATACAAGATAGTACGCCATTGTAATATCTCCATCAGTATTATGACCAAAAAGTATACGAATTGCGTGGATACAAACGTCAGCGTCTACAGCATTGACATGAACACCCTGAGTATCAACTGCTTCACGTTTTACATGAACAAGTTGGCCCAATTGGTATTTAGGTTGAGTAAACGGAACGTCTGTTAATTTTACCATTATTTATTAAAGAGCCTGAAACTGCCCTCTATCACAACAACCACCGTATAGTACTGCCTCACCTATAAATGGTTGTAGTGGAATTGGGCCAAGATACAGATTTGTGCCATCAGTACAAATCTGAACTCCAGGCACAAAACAAAGAGCTTCGGCAATGTTATCACCCTGTTGGGTTGTGACTTGAACTACACAACCAATGCCATCTATCTGCATGGCCTTTGTGGACTTCATCCAACCACCAGATTTACTGGACGCTTTTGAAATGAGACGAAAAAGATCTCCATTTCCAAACGTTTTAAGGTCAGAAATTTGTGCTTTTGCTTGTTCTATATCAGTTATATCTAATACTTTATCCATATTATTTCCTTATTACCAATTTGTTCCTACATTATTGATTGAGAAAGTAAGTTTCTTTTGGAGTTCGTTAACTTTCTTCGCTTCTTCGAGGGATTTCCTTGTAACTCCA